CATCTGTTAATGACAGCGTTACCGTTCCAGTTGAACGGTTTGTGTAGGCAACTGTGAAGTCGGCGTATTTTGTGGCGCGGTCGGTGCTCCAAGCTTGGGAGGCGACGGTCCAGCTTGTCAGGTTTATGGCTGCCCCAGCACTGTCCTTGAACTGCAGTTGAACGCTGTAGTCAGCGCGTCGCTGCAGGGTGATGTTGTAAACACCAGGCAAGATGGCCATCAGTCGATACCCAGCAGCTCCTTTAACTCACTTACGGTAAGTCCGCTGGCGGCCAGTTTTTCGGCGGGCGTCAGCTCGGGGACGGGCTCGGGCTCGGGGCGAGATTGGATCTCCGCTATTTCTTCCGGCGTCAGAGGAATGATCTTTTCCTCGCCGGTAATGACGTTGACTTCGATGCGTTCCATGATCATCCCTCGTACATGATGTTGATGGAACCGGCGTCAAAGGTGTCGGTGCCGTTGACGGAGGTGATGCGTACGCGATCTAGGGTGCCGGAGAGGGTTTTGTCTCCAGCGGTGAGCCTCGTAACTGCTTCGGTGGTTGAAGTAAGAGTTCCGCTGGCAATGTATTTATTAGATGATCCGAAAGCTGTGATAAACACTAATCCAGAAACAGCAACAGCCGCACCAGCCCCTTGTCCAATGCCAAAACCAGTTGTGTACTGTGCTGATTGATACTGTTGCGCTATTCCAGCGCCTGGGTTCGAACCAGATCCTGCATACCCAGTAGTTTCAACGCCACTGCTTGTCCCAAGCTGAATCAAAATAATGGATGATCCACTCAGGCTGACTCCATTTAGCATCACCGTCACCCGCTTCACCCAACTTGGGATGCTCGTGAAATCAATCGACGTGCCACTAGTGGAAGCAACTGCAGTGCCCGACTTGATCGTGCCTTGAATTGTGGTGCCGGTGATCGTGGTGCTGCTGAGCGTGGCAATCGTGGCGCTACCGTCAGTCGCCAGAACGATATTATTGCTGCCGGAGCTGGGGTTCTTGAGGTTGGTGGTAGATAGCGTGCTCATGATCAGCCCTCGTAGAGAATGTTGATCGACCCGGCGTCAAAGGTGTCGGTGCCGTTGACGGTCGTGATGCGAACGCGATCTAGGGTGCCGGAGAGGGCTTTGCCGCCAGCAGAGTGGACGAGCAAGGTAGTTGCGTCGGTCCTGTGGAAAAGACCATTACTCACAAAAGTGTTTCCACTCAGCTTATTTATGCTAAGGCTGCCTACAAAGACAACAGTCGCACTACCAGCTCGTACAATTATTCCTGCCGTAGATGCGATATTGGTGACTTGCGGCGCATCAGAAACAGTTTGGCTATTACTCTGGTAACCCGTTGTCTCGAAGCCTGATGTAGTTCCTAGTTGAATAAGTATTGAGCTAGTTCCGCTAATGCTTACCCCACTAAACATCACCGTCACCCGCTTGACCCAGCTTGGGATGCTGGTGAAGTCGATGCTGGTGCCGCTGGTGCTGCTCTGAGCGGTCTCCAGCACCATCCGCCCGCGATCAGCAAAGCTCAGGGTGCCGCTGCCGTTGGTGACCAGCGCCTGATCGGCGGAGCCATTACCAGTCGGAAGCACCAGTGTGTTCGACGCAGCCACCGCCGGAGCGTCGATCTCGGTGTAGCCCGATGTGCTGCCGTTGAGACGTAAGGTCATTGGTTTGCCTCCAGGGCGGTCTTAATTTCGTCAGGAGTAGACGCGCCTTCGATCACGTCTTGGATCAGGGCGTACTTATCGCGTATCTGTTGGCGGGCTTCTTCCGCTGCGGTGGCATCAGCACCAAGGATCTGTTTCATGATCACCTCGTCGTAGGGGGCGAACTCGTCAGCGCGTTGCTGGCGGCGACGGTCGTGGCCGATCTCTTTGCACTTGTCGAGGTCGTGCTCCACGCAGCAGTCGCCCATGACCCACGCATTGCGGAAGTAGCGGTCGCTGGGGATGTCGGCTTCGTCCACGATTTCGTAGGGCACGCCTTCGGGGACATCCTTGAGAGCCAGTTCGACGGACTCGGTGGGGATGATGATGGAGACTCCGCCAGTCTCGTTTTGGTAGATGATTCGTTTCATGGCGTTAGCGGAAGATGGCGACAAAAACGCCAGCGGGATCAAAGTAAGTACCGTTGAAACCCGTTAAAACACGAACGTTTCCTGCAGCAACAGTATCAATAGAGCCGTATCGGTTCATTGCGCCTACGCCTATATCTTCTTGGCATGAAATCACTGTCGCATAATTCGCATCCGCCAACGCCGTCGTGAAGTTCACCGTATAGTCCCCCGTCCCGTTATCCGTAATACTGCTCACGTTGTAGCTAGCGCGGATCGCCACGGTGCTGGTGCCGTTGAAGTTCACCCACGCTTTGCACAGTTGCCCCTGCTCAGTGGTGCCAATCTTGGCGTAGGTGACGGCGTTGGCAGCCAGCACATCAGTGTCAACCGTGCCATCAGGGATGCCGCCGACGCTGATGCCAGTGATTGTTCCAGAGCCGTTGATTGCGATTGGCATGACTTACACCACCACCCAGGAAGCACCAGAGGGCACCGTAACGGTCACCCCAGCGTTGATCGTAATCGGTCCGGCTGACATGGCGTTTTTGCCCGTGCTCAAAGTATAATCGGTGGTGACCGTCTGGCCATTCTCGTAGAAGATGTCATCAGACGATCCACCGGTTGCACCGCCGCCGATTGCCCCCCAAGCGCTGGCTTTGTAGCCCTCGAACTGGTTCAGGGTGGTGTTGTACCGGATCATCCCGTTGACCGGGGAGCCGGGGCGTTGGCCGGTGGTGCCGTCCGGCAGTTCAAGCGCCGTGGTGGTGCCGAGGATGACGTCGCCGGTGAACGTGGCGCCAGCCAGAGATGCGAGGCCGAGGTTCGTGGAGGCCAGCGTGCCAATGGTTACGAAAGCCGAGTTGGCGGCATTGCGGATTTTGAGCAGGCCGGTGGTGGTATCTGCCCAGAGTTGGAAGGCGTAAGTAGTGGTCGGTGCAGTGGCGCCACTATTGATCGTGGCGATTGCAGCAAGGGCACCGTTGAGGTCTGAACGGACTGCCGCCCCTGTGCCGTTGGCTATGACGTAATCGTGCTGAGCCACGAATCAGGCGTCCTCTAATACAAGAAGTCTAGCCCTGCCGTCCATATCCGGTTGCACTCCATGTGAAGTTGCGGGTAACAGGACTGCCGCCGGAGTTGAAAAAGCTGATCTGGAAGCCCGTTCCGGTCACGTTGGAGATTTGGAAGAAATCGCCGGCCTGCAGGTTTTGTGCCGTCACACCGACGCTGGGCAGATAGGCGTTCAAACCGCCGATGCTGGCCGTCCCAGTAAAGAACGGGTAGGGGAACGTCACGGCGGTGTTGGTGGTGCCGCTCGCTGCGGCGTTGCTCTGCTCGGTCCGGCGTTGGACGGTGGCGAGATAGCCCAGCTCATCGACAAGGATGTTTTCGGCAACGTCGTTGCTGGTCAGCGTGGTGCGGAACTGGAAGCCACGGCCACGGAAGGTGCCATTGACGAACGGCTGGAATGCGCCCCAGGTCGGGGTGCCGCTCGGGTTGTCGGTGGTGCTGCGGAGTTCGAGGATGGCGTTCACCGCGTCGATCACGCCGCCGTCCCAATCGCTCCAGTCATCCACTTCGGCTAGGCGGCTGTCGATCAGATCGCTGGGGTAGTAACCACGGGTGACGAAGTAGCGGCTGAAGTCGATGGAGAAGGTGTTGCCGAAATCGACGGTGGTGGCGAAGTCGTAGGTGCCGGAAGACTGCACCGAACCCATCACGTCGAAGGTGGGCAGCAGATCCACATCAGGCACGTCATCCAGCAAGTCCGAGCCATCCAGCGTCAGGGCGTCAAACTCCTCGCTGTAGAAGGTGTTGGTGCGTGTGCCCTGGAACGGTGGCGCATCTTGATCTTCGCGGCGATTGATCAGCGTGAGTGGTGCCAGCGTGTCGGGCAGGTCGATGATGATGCTGGTTTCGCTGGTGCTTTGGCGGCCGCCGTCATCCTCGAACTTGACCAGCACCTCGCCTTCCACCAGCGGGATGATGGCCTCGGTGGAGTTACCGGATTTGGCGGGGATCAGGTCAACGCTGTTGCTCCAGCTCGCGCTGCCATCCGTCAGGTTGCTGTGGCGGATATGAATTTTGCCGCCGACTTTTACGTCGAGGTCTACGGTCTCGTCCCAGCGCAGGCGGCCGGAGTTGGCGTTGATCGCCTCGAAACTCAGGTTCTGGACGTTGCCGGGGACGGCGGTTTTGCCAACAAGTCCAAATTGTGCTGTTGATATTGGACCGAACTTGTTGAAACTACTGACAGCGGTAATCTGAACAAACAGAGTGCCGGGGCGTGTTGACCTGATCTGCAACGATGGCGACGATGTAGCGACCTGTTGGAAGTTGTCGTTATCAATTCGGTACTCAACGCGGAACTCGCTGACACGCTCTTTAGGGCTGACCCAGCTCAGGTCAAAACCAGAAAATACGCTCTGACCATCAACGTATAAATATTCAGTGCCGGTTATGCCGGTGACGGCTTCGGGCGGATCGCTAAGGTTGGAGATATCACGCTCTGTCAGCTTGTTGCCTGTTTCGATAGCGCTATAAATCGATGCGTTGTATTCCAGTGCGGTAACGCCGTAGATGCCATCTTCTGCTTCGGCGACATTGAGGACGCGATATTGCTGCGACTGGATGTCGGTGGTTTGGATAAGCCAGATGCTGTTGGCGTTTGGTGCCTCGCTAAATGCGTTGCCGACCGTAATGGTGGTGCCGCTGATGGACTGGATCGGTCGTAGTTCTACGTTGCCGCTTGGCATCAACACCGAGATGTTGGGGTCGTTGGCAAGGTTGACCGATAGATTTGTGCTGCTGTCAACAGTGATCGTGGTTGTGGTGGCGCTGTTGATGCGACCGCTACGACGGGTGCCACCCTTGGTTGGATCGGCAACGTCGATCACCATGCCAGGGCGCAGGACAACGCCGCTTTCTATCGAGACGGAGAACGTAACGGTTTCGGTCAGGTTTTGTTCGCTAAGCAGCGCCCACTTACCGGCGCGGTGTGCCTGACCTTGGCTGTAGCACCCCAGTGCCTTGATGTCTTTGTTGATAATGCCGTATTTGCTGACCGCATCAGCATCTTCGACGTACTCGTATTCAACTTCACCCAATGTGTCGTAAGACTGCCACGCAACGGTCGCGCAGGTGTGGCGTGCTTTTTGTGATGTGCCGCTGTAAGTAAAAAAGCCATCAATAACGTTGCTTGGTCCAAGTACGTATTGGGAGTCGGCTGGTTTGTCCTGCAGCAGCACCAAGGAACCAGCGCCGTAATACGCAATGCCACGGAACAGGCTGGTCATCTCTTGGATGACGGTATAAACCTCGTCGCGGCTGTTAATTAGTAGGTTGCAGGAGAAGCGTGGTTCCAATCCGTTTTTGCCGTCGTCAACAAGCTCGTTGCAGTATTGGCTGATGGCAAAAAAGTCATATTTGTCGAGGCTGCTGGCGGGGATTGACGCGCCGTAACGAGTGTTGGTCAGCAGATCGAATAGACACCATGCGGGGTCGTTGCACCATTGCGCTGCACCAAACGTGCCGTTCCACACGCCGGCATAGGTGACGCGCCCGATGTAATTTGTGGTATCAACAGTAGCGTTTGACGGCAACTGGATTTTGATGCCACGAATTAAATATTTACGGGCAGGAATGTTGTTGAAGTTGCGTGCATCAAATCGCAGGCCAACAAGTGCGCTGTTTGGGTAACGCAGTTTCTCGTCGATAATTTCTGTGTACGAAGACCAGAAGGTTTCGTTTTGGCGCTTAACAGAGGACTCGTCTGCGCTTGTACGGGTGACGCGAATATCTACAGGAAATGCGCCAGCGACCTGAATCATGTAGTCGCGCTGGTACAGGCTACTTGATTTGCCGCTAATCGTGTCACTTAAAACATCGGTGTAGCCACCACCGTTGTACTGAATTTTGATGTTCAGTGAAACTGAGTGACCAACAATGTCGCCGTCGTCCTCAATAATTTGAAGTGCCGGTACGTTGATTGTGACACGCACTCTATCAACGGCGGTGTCAGTAATTTGCCTAGTAATAGGCGTGGATGCAAACAGCTCAACACCAACTGCCTCTTCTGATTCTGTTGCGTTAGCTGCACCACCAATGGCGGTTTGAACTTGTGAGCCATTGCGCAAGGCAATTTGGTATCCACGAAAATTATCGTTGCCGGCAGTATCTTTAACCGGCGTGCCATCAAGAAAGATGCTATTTGCACCATTGTCCAGTCCTTGTATCTCGCCCTCGCAAATAAGATCTAGTACGGCGGCATACTGAACCGACTGCAGTGTGTCATCACCTTCTACCGGCGTGCGTTGTCCACCGCCGCCACCGCCTTTGCCACCACCGCCACCGCCGCCACCAGAGCCAGCAATACCAACACCCAAGCCGGCATTGTGAACGCGGATGCCGCCGGCAATAAAAGTATGGTGCCCTTCAACCGTCAGGTTGTAGACGGTGCCAGTGCAGAACTCCGTTTTGCTAACGATGGGGCGTAAGTGCCCGTTGCGGTCAACAAGGCAGTCATCAGCGCCAAGCGTGTCAATTTCGACAAAGGCGTTGAACTGGTTGAGTACCCAGTGGTTGGGCGTGGCGTCTAATACTTGACCGCCCCAGAGCCGGTAACACAGAACGCGCTCGTTGTCGTGCTCGTGAACTTTGAGCACCTTGGCTTCGTGGATCGCACCAGCATCGTCAAAGCTCAGAACCAGATCGCCTGGCTGCAATTCATCAATGCGGCGTTCACCTGTTGGCGTGGCGACGAGGGTGTGTCCCAAGAAGCAGCCGCCGCCACCACCGCCACCAGAACCTTGTATTTGGGATGTGCGGTTTGTCATTTACTGAAAAAGGCAAAGTCGCTTGGTGTCGGTTTAGACGGCGAGTTGGGGCTGAACTCAACATCTAGACCGCTGGATATAACAGCAGAGCCGACAAACAACCTGCCGTAGGCGATTGGTACAGGCAAACCTTGCTTTGCCGTGTTGACGATGCCGCTAAAACTAAATGATTCCAGCTTGGCTGCATCGCGCCCGCGTTCAAAAGACGAAAACTGCGGTGTTGGCGAAATGGCTTGGGAAATGCCGCTAAAAATTAAATACGCTCCTAATCCTCCGACAAGAGTTGACGCTGCACTCAACGCTGCTGTAGTAAAAAAACCAGTAGCTGTTCCGGCAACTAAAGCTGTGCCTGTTGTGGAAGTAAAGGCACCAGCCCCTAAGCCTAAAAATCCCGCCCCTAAAGGCGCCGCAACAATCGCCAATGCAACCAAACCTATGCCAGCCAAAATTTGCCCCGCGCCTTGCCCTGCACCAGCAATAACCGGAGTAATGCTAAAAACTTCGCGTTCGCTAAAAGGACAAACAATTAGCTGCACGTTATTGTCAACGATTTTTTCCTTGCCGATAGTAACGCGGTAACCTACACCGTTCTGTTCACTATCAATCAACCACTTTTCAAGACCTGGAAAGTTGACGCACAACGCTTTCAGCACTTGGGCTGGCGTATCGGCGTCGAACTCAAAACGGCACTGCCCCAACTTTTTGCGGAGTGCGCCGTAGACCTTAACGACTTTCATGCCGCAGGGCGCAGGCGGTGCTTTTTACATAGTAGCTGCCATACACATCACGGCTACTGAGTCGTCCCTGCAAATGATGCAGCACGAGCTGGTCGCCTAGGTAAATGGCGGCATGGTTTGGCAGCGGCGAGGAGAACTGCATCAAGATGGCATCGCCATACTGCAGATCCTCAAACGGAATCTGGCGGAAGCCCTCGTTGGCAAAGTTGTCCATGTACAGACTCTCGCCTCTTGTCCAAAACTGGTCGCGGCGGTCGTAGTCCCGCAGATCCAATCCGAACTCGCGCTTGTACCAGTCGCGGCACAGGCTGTAGCAATCCACAATGCCGAAGACAAACTCACGCCCCACGTAGGGCAGTTCAAAGCCTTCCGGCTCGCAGTAGCCCCATTGCTCAGTCTGCGGATTGATGACGTGCCAAGGCAAGCCGGATTTTTCGCAGGCAACGCGATCAGCTTGCGACGGGGCGTGGTTCGTTTTGGGATGACTGTGTACGACTGCCACGATCTCGCCCAGATCCTCGATTTCGGCATACTGCGCCGCGTCAAGGACAAAGTGCTCGCTGGGGGTATCTGCCAAATTGCGGCAGGGGAAATACCGCTTACGACCTTTGACGACCGCAACCAAACCGCATGATTCCTTAGGAAATTCGGCTTGTGCGTGCTCCAGTGCTTTTGCCTTAAGGCTGTCCGATAACTTCATGAGATAAGACCGGCGGACGGGAAGCTGCCGAAGGGTAATTCCGCTGTCTCCCCGAATCGCAACTTGCACGAGCTGAGCCGCTTGCCGCAACGGTCTTCGGCCAACACGCCGACAGTGTTGTCGTTGACATCAAAGTAGTTGCTGCCTGTGTAGCCGCACTCACCGCTTCGGTATTGCCACTGGCAAATATTGGCAATGATCTGCCGACGAGGAATTTTGATGCCCGCCAAATCAAACTTGCTTGCCAATTCAAAGCTAACGACATCGCGGCTTTCGCTTGCTTTGCGATCGATAAACCAGATCTCATCAGGGAACTTGGCATACGGATCGGCGCCAGTTTCACCGTCTAAGTACTTTTTCAGCGTGCGGATACGTGTGACCTTGGCACCGCCCAGATCGTTGCCTGCAGTGGTTGCGTTCACCAGCAGCAGCAACGTTGTGATGGTGCCGCCTAGGTTGGCAATAGTCAGCGTCGGGCGCGGCAGCGTCCCAGTGTTGCTGTAGTCAAAGCCTTCCGCCTTGATCGGCAGCCGCGTGTATGCATTGCCGTTCCAAATGATGTTGCCCGTGACGTTGGCATTGGCGCCATTGTGGAAGCGGTACACATCACTGCTGCCGTGCAACGTTGCATCAAGCTGCAGCTCAAACAGTTCAATGATCGCGCTAGGTGCGATCGCAGCCAGCTCATCAAAGACGCTGCTAATCGCAACCCAAGTGACCGTGCCATCGACAATCGTGCTGCCAATATCCGTTGGCCACGTAGGTTGAGTAGCGCCGCTAGTGCCAGCAACTTGGCACTGGAACACCAAGCCAGAAGCCTGCAGCGTGGTGGCGCGAACGATGTTGCCAACGCTGTAGCTATTAGTAGCAGCCCAAGATGCGTATGCCATCAGGGTTCAAATACTTCGCGGAACGTCGCCGTAATTGTTGCCCGACCGTTATATGTAATCGTTTTGTCCCACTGCGGGCAGACCCATTTATAAGTCACTGCCTCATCAGGAGGCGCCCACTCAAACGCGGCATTGTCGTCTGCACGCGCATCTAGAAACGCTTCAATGGTGTCACTGTTGGCTTCAGTGATGTTCTGCCATGTCAGGGTCCATACCTTTGGATTTTGGTTTAGACCGTAGGTTAGACGCTGCTCATAGCCATCACCGAACTGAACCGTGCGGACAATCGGTTGGTTGGCCTTAGAAGCGCCGTAGGTTGGGTTGATAGCAGGAAAGGTAGCCATTAAGAGAGCAAGCCTCCTGGGCGCTTCTGTTTAATCAATTCTTGCTGTACCGCAAGACCAATCACCTTGCCGAGCTGGCTTGCCTGTCCAGGATCGCCCTGCACGCTACTACCGCCAGCGTCTACGTTCACCACCACGTTACCCATGCCACCAAAGCTGCCAGCAGGTGCGATACCACCGCTGCGACCCGGCATGAACAGTTCGGGACCACGCTCGCCTACCAAATACCCCTGACCAGCCATAACAGAACCGCCATTGGCACGCGGCCTAAACAAACCGCCGAGTAAGCCACCACCCGTGCCCGTACCAGACAATGCGCCGAACAAAGCAAGGTTGACAGCAACGTCCAGCAACCTATTTGCAATGTTGTTCAATAAATTTGTTGCGACCTCCTGAAGTGTTTTGGTGCCATCAATAGCGCCTTGGATAGCCTCAACAACGCCGCTCTTAATGCTGTTGCCAACATCGGCATAAATTTGTTTTAACTGCTCAGCCTGTTCCGCTTGCCGCTTAAGTGCTTGGTTGCGTTCCAGTATTGCTTTTACTTCTCCTTCATTCAATCCTTTGGTGTCTTTCAATATGTCACGCAACTGCTGTTGTAAGATCACTTCTGCTTCATTGCCATTTATTCTTGCCTCCAGTATTTTCTGCTCGTCCATAAGTTGCTGAACACGTTGTACGCCGGTTTCACGCTGTTGCAGGTCGTACTGAGCAAGTTCCTGTGCTGTTTGGATTTGGCTTTGTTTTAATTTTTCAGCAATTTTTGCAATACCAATTTGCTTATCAGCCAACGGTACAGAACTCTGTTCAATCGCATATGCCTGATGAAGAAGTTCTGTCTCACGGCCTATTCCTTCAAGCCTGATTCGATCCTCTTCATTTTTAGCAATCGCTGCCTGAGCTAGCAAACCTTGTAATTGAGTTTGCTGTTGAAGCAGCGCAAGCTCACGAGTAAGCTCAGGTACTTGGCTTTCGCGCGGCTTTTTACCTTTTTTAGGTTTATCCTCATCACTTCCCGGCAATGTTTGCAAGCCATCTGGCATGGCAGCCGCCAAGGCTACTGCTTCGCCTTGTTGTATTTGGCTTTGAAGAACTGTTGCTCTAGCCTTCAAATTCGCAATGGTTTGACCACCGGCAGAACGCTGGCCGCCACCTGCGCTTGGTCCTTTTGTTTTATCAATTTGTGTCTGCAAATTCTTTAATTCTGTTCTCGCTTCCTTAAGTGCTTTGGTATCGCCAGTTAATGCCGCCGCGCCAATCGCACTTGTCCTTTTCTGCGATTGCGTTTGAAAACTTGCCAACGCAACACCGGCAGCAGTAATACCCGCCGCCAATGCAACCCATGGTCCGGCTGCAACCAAAGTCGCAACGCCAATCGCTTTGATTAACGTGATAGTGCCGCTGATGACAGGACCGAGGATCACCAAAGCGCCAGTAATACCAACGACTGCAGCAGTGAATCCTTTTACAGGTCCAGGAGCGGCAGCAAATTTTGCAATTAAGTTGGTAACCGTTGTGAGCAGTGGCGTGAAGGCTGGCAATAATTGTGTTCCGATTGCCGCTGCAAGCTCTACCTGCGCTTTTTGAAAGGCACGCAATCTTCCTCCGGCTGTGTCAAAAGACTGTTCAAGTACGTCTGCGCCTTTTTCCTTGATATTGCGTAAAGCCTGAATCAAAACTGGCGCTGTAACTTTGCCTTCAGCAGCAAAGTCCTTGACTTCGCCACGGGCAATTTTTAGGATTTTTGCAATCTCATCGATGACTTGAGGCGTAGCTTCATTCACAGAGCGGAACTCATCCCCAGCCAACCGCCCAGAACCAAGGGCTTGATTCAACTGAAGCTGAGCAGCAGCCGCCTCTTGCGTCGAAACCTTGTTGATAGCAAGTATGGTGTTAAACCCTTCGTAGACATCTCTGATTTCATTGATGGTTGCACCCTGCGGTCCCAAGCGGTTGCCGAGGTCAACCAAGGCGGTCAATGTGGCAGTTTGACTAAGCCGAAACTTATCGGCTGATTGAGCGGCAACTTGTTGGATGCCAGATAATTTAGTGAATCGTTGCGTTAAAAGCTCTGCTCTTTTTTCTGCCGATTCAAGTTCAACTGCTGCAGAGATTGCACCTTTGATCGTGCGGAAGCCTGCATAAGCGCCAACAAGACCCTGAACTGTGGTGGCTTGGTCACGCAGTTTTCTAGTGTTTTGTTCTAGATTGCGTCCAAATTGAATGGCACTGGCGCCTGCGTTTCTAGCGGCAGCCTGAACTTTCTGAAACTCAACTTGCAGTGCGCTGGCAGCATTCTGGAGTCGCCGTGTTGCGCTAAGGGCATTTCCAATGCCTACTTGTACGTCAACAACAGCAACAGCCACGGCAATGCCTCCTTATGTGCCCAGTTTATCGACGAGACCTTGCCTTATCCATCTCAGCCTTTTCCCGCTTACCCTTCACTTCATAGTAAGCAGCAAAATGCACAAACTCGGCATCGGTCAGCTCACTGCGCAAGCGGCTGACCGTCATGCCAAGCTCAGTAGCTAGGAAGAACTCAAAGAACAACCAAGAGTCTTCCTCTAGTCGTTTTTTGCTTCATCCAAACTGCCGTCACCACCCAACCCGAACAGGAACAGTTCCAGCTCGTTCAGCACACGCTCAGGCAGCTCGCGCTGAAGTTTGGCAGCATCAGCAGAGGCAAACGCTTTGGTGCCATCTTCAAGCTCAGCCATTTGGCACAGCATCTGCGTGCTGATGTCCAATGCTTCCTCAGAACCAGCCAAGGTGCCAGCACGCTTACGGTCGGCTCGGGTAATTGGCTTGAAATATAGATCCAGCACCGCTTGCCCAGCATCATTGGTGACGCTGAATTTACGGCGCTGGTTCAGATCAAAAGCGCCAGTGAGCAGGTCAACGGCGCGGGGTGTAGCAGCAGGCATCAGATACTAAGGGTGAGAGCACCAGATGTGACGAAGTTAACCGTCACAATTTCGATCTCGCCAACCGTAGCACTGTATTCAGAGCCTGTCACCACAAGCGTGCCGGTAATCTTCTTACCGCCAGTCTCGTCCAAGTACAGCTCAAAAGCTGCATCAGCTTCGTCGGTGGCTTGGTTAACGTCCTTGATCAGGTCTAGCTTGTCGCCAGAGCCAGGGGCGTCATACAGCAGTTCAATGGTGCCCGAACCGCTGATCAGACCACCCACGTTGGCACGATAAGTGTCGCCGTGATCGGTCACATCCAGCGATTCCTTTTCTACGGTCATTGACCATGACCGCACTGCTGCGATCTCGGACAGACCGCCGCTACCGGCTTTGTCAAAGAAGACAGTGCCTTGTTGACCGCGATAAAAAGCCA